GTTAAAAGCCAGTCAATAAACTCATCGTCATCGAACAGCTTTAGCAATTCTCGTTTAGCGATCTCATGGATAATATTGTCATAGAACTTTGAAAAGTCACCGAATAGAATATAACCGTCATTTCCGTATAATTGGTAGTATTTGTGGAGATGGATTTCGAATCGTTTTCTCTGTTGTGAAATTCCGCGCCCCTTGATAGATGCGCAGTTATCATAGATAATATGTTTCCTAACTTCTGGAAGTAAAACCTCATCGCACAGAGAATGTCGGACGATGCGATCGCGGATTTGAATGCTTGTAATAGGTCTTATCCGGCCTCTTTCGTGCAGCTCGAATTCCTGTGTCGGTCCATTTTGAAGTGTCCGATTTATTAGATCATCTTGGATTTCGAATATGTACCGCAAGAAATTCATCATAAATTTTTGCGTCGATTCTTTCCACTTGCTGCTCTTCACAGAGACCTTATAAGCCCTATACAAGTTATTGGCGTCACAGACAATCTCCTCGTAGTTCATAACCTATTCACCGTTATAACAATACTTACCGTAGTAAATTGTATTAGGCTTTATTATTTATCCTTGCGGAACGGATAGCATCTCCTTCTTCGTTGGTTAATCGAAGAATCCGGACGAACTCCATTAGAGTTCGAAGCGTTGTTGTAGTTCGTATTGCCATTGTTGTTCACATTGGCAAAGTTAGCCGAAGAAACGACGCAATTTTTTAGATGTTACCCTTTTTCTAACCGCGACTTAATCGCCATGTCTCTTTGACGCCACCTTTTTATCAATCCGATTTCTCGGTCGATAGCTTTAACATGCCGGTTGTATAAATTCAGATCTACATCGAATATTTCAACAACCCGCTGCAACTCGTTAATGAGCTGCTCGCAATTTACAATGGCCGCATTCTGGTAATCTCTCCTGGTCTCGTACTCGTGCATTGACCGTGGGTAAATGGTATTTGCCGCTCTAACATTGCTCGTTATTAAGGAAGCACACTGATTTACTTTCGATTTGAAACTCCGCATCAGTTCTCTGTACTTAGCAAAGTTTTCTTCCGAAATTTCTCCATACGCATACTTCTTCCGAACAAAGCTGTCCACATCCTTAACACCAAATCCCCTTTGCATAAGGAGTATCAGCATATCATGCAACTCGATCGAGTACGTAATCGCTTCGAATTTTGACTCTTTCCTGTCGCCTAACAGAACACTCATTCGTAATCTTTACCAGTGATCTCGGCGAACTCCTCTTTGGTGATCCAGCCCATCTTCACCGCATTACGAACTCTGGTCTCATTCCACATTTTCATGCTGTACCAAAGCTTTACTTTACTGTAATTCTTGCTATGTTCCATGGTGATCTCCCTTCTTAAAGCTCTACATTGGACATCATTGCAATGTAGGCGATGTCAGACTGCATTTTGGTTCTGGCTAATTCCTCCTCAGAAATATCTCTAAGGACAAACCAGTATTCCCCGGGAACCTGCTCAACGATCTGAACCAGTTCCATGTTTGGATGAACAGTCTCAGTTGTTCCGTCGCTGATAGTAACCGGAGAGCAGTTATCTGCAAATACGGATTCCTCGATCTTTTCTGTGGAAATGAAATTGTTTCCGTTCAACTTAAGATTGGAAATCTCAGTTCCATCACCGAGGGTAATTTTATAGATTTTTTCTTCCATGATTAGAAGCTCCTTTCAAAAATATAAACGGGGCACAAGGCCCCGCGATCGTAATTAACCAACCGGGAAGACCGGACGAACCCCAAGAGAGTTCGAAGCGTAGTAGCAGCCCGGACTGCCATCGTGGCTCACATAGGCCAAGTCAGCCGAAGAAACGACGTCTCTTAACCACTGGTTGTAAGATCTGTTTACGATGAATTTAGGGCACACCATGAACAACGCCAGCTGAGTCTTGCTGATTGTGTAGATGCTCGGAACAGTAGAACCGTCAGAAGTCGGACTGAAATGAAGATGCCCATACATCATAGGTTCATTCGGGAGCTCAATACTGGAATCAAACCATGCTCCACCGGACGGTCTTCCGTTTGCAACCGCATTGCACAGGTATTCTCTGTGAGTAAGAACAGAACCCTGGAAAGCCGCATTGACGATTGTCTTTGCGTTCGCCAAGTTCTTTTTATACATCTCAGAACCAACGTATCCACCGGTTGTAATATTGGTAGTATTCATCTGTGCGTTGTAAAGCGCTTCATCCGGCATGATCACAAGATGATGGCTGGTAAATGCAGTGTCACCGCAGTTGCACCAGTAATCCATATCAACGATACGCCAGATACGGCCTCCGATACTCCAATAATCGCCAAGGAACATTCCTTTAAAGGAACCATCATTAATAGCGGCTTTCTGTACCGCTGTCAGAGCTGTTCCAAGATTCTTACCTCTGAAGATAACTCGGCGAAGCTCCACTGGAGCAAAGCTATCTAACATGGCAAAGAGTGCATCTTCAGCGGCGATAGCCTTGTTTCCGTCCGCAGTCCCGATGAGTAATTTGTTACCAGATACCAGCTCGTTGATCTGGGTAAGTTCGGAAAGATTTACTCCTCCGATAAAATCCTTGGAACTTAAAAGACCAATTAACGCCTTTGCTAAAGCATCTGCTGCAATGGTCTTTGTCCCGTTAGGTCCGTCAAGCAGGAAAATATTACTTGCTGCTAATGCCTGGACCTTTTCGTAGTCTGTGATTTTCATTTAATGAATCCTCCTTTATTTGATGACAAAAATAGCCCGACCTTCGATAACATCACCATTACTGTCACGGAGAAGATCACTGGAATATGTACGTCCAATGACCGTATCCAAATTGCTGTCACTAATGGATGCGTCCGAAGAATCGAGCACGTCTCCGTAAGTACGGTATCCATTGTCATAAAGCTTCTGATATACCGTGTATTCATTTTCAAGGTTGGAACTGAACTGGTTAAGAATATCTACCTGCTCCTGCAATTCCAGAAGCTTTTTCGCAAGACTCGCCGCTGTATTGCCATCCAACAGTTCCTGTAACTGCTCAAACCAATCGCGAAATTCTGTTTCTGATTTCTGTTTCCAATCAGCCATTTCCGCAGTATTGATGCTTGTGTATTCGTTGAACCACGCCTCCCATTTTTCTTTCCAATAGGTACTTGTGGCTTCCATATCTGCTGTATGCTCTGAGTACCAAAGGTTCCACTGAGCTTCCCATGTCAAATATGCCGACTGAATCTCCTCAGTCTGTGCCAGGAACCAGGTAGACCACTGCTCTTTCCAAAACTTATTTGTTTCTTCCATATCAGTAGTCTGCTTTTCGTAGAACTCTTTCCACTGGTCCTGCCATTGGGCAATCAAATCATCGATTTCAACCTTGTCCAATGGAGCCGTCACGAATGGACACTCTGAAGTTCCAACGCAGTTCGTGATGTTTGCCTGTCGAATAGAAGTGACCCCGGCGCCGACATAAATATACGCCAGTGGATATTGCCAGCGATCATTTGTCTTCACCATCGTAGGTTTCGTTGGATTCGATGCTGGGGTTCCTTTAATGATTTTGATGTCATTTGCTCTGACGGCCTCTCTCGAATCCACTTCAAGCACAACTGCATCATATCGGTTCAGCAGAATCTCGGACTGTGGAACTACTAACGGTAACAGAGCGTCATTCAGCGTCCAAGTGTGATTGAACCAGGCTCGTCCGACACCAACGTTGATAATCATTGCTTCCGATTCTTTTACAACCATTGCAGTTCCGACATGCTGCAATATTCCGTCCTGAATGATTCCATCGAAAATGCTGGACATCTGAATAGCATCGTAGCGCCGATCTCCTTCTTTTGAATTATAAAATCCAAATGTTACACTCACTTCTTCATCACGCTCCTTCCTGTTCTATAGTCTTAAAAGTCGGATAGACTGAATAACCATCCTTATCTTCTGAACGAACAATTTCAAGAATACGAGCTTTTGTCTCGTGTCCGTATTCGTTCGCAATCTGTACAATGTCCCCGTTAAAGAAATCTTTTCCATACTGGAACATGATAGTTGTTTCTGTTTCTCCCTCGAATGAGGTAATGCTCACATTTTCAGCAAGCTTTTCTTTTCCTCTTTGCTGCAACTGTGCCATATACTCGGCATCGGTCAACGCATCATCGCTTCCAACATTTGAAGAAATGTCACGAGCGTCCGTAAACAATTCTCTGCGATTCAAACCAGAGCCACCACCAACCGTAGTATATCTTCGATCGGCGCCCTCACCTTCTCCACCAACCAAGGTCACTGTCTTCAACGAAGCTTTAGATTCGATGTAGTTACTATTGATGATGTTCTCGAATTTCGGTGAAAATATAACGTAGGGATTCTCCGTCTGATCGTATGATCTATCTGAACCGGCATACAACTCAAATACGAACTGCTTTTCATCATTCAGAGTGATCTTGAAACCGATACCCTGCTCCTCGCAAATTTTCTGGATGACATCATACAGGTTATCTCCCGTGTACTGAGCTTCCAGTTTCAACTTTGTAATTGCTGGATCGGTTGATTCTTTGAAAATAAAGTTTGGAATTTTTCGATTGCTGTCTGACGGAGAAATTACATTCTCGTTGAGCAGTGTTTTTATTCCATTTTGAAGATTTCCGCTTAATAGTTTCTGTCCCCAGACGATTCGCCTGTCGAGGATAGATTCTAATGAACGCCCAGTAACCGTTACATGGTTACCGTCTTCGGTATCTGAAGTAATCTGGATTTTCTCCACGATCATCACATGTTCAGATTCCTTGCTCTGCAAATAGTAATCCTGTTTGATGTAGTCAAGAAGACCCTCTCGCATTGCTTCATACAGTTCAAAGTCACCGTAAGCGTAATACCGATCTGTCCAGATGAAGGACTCGTACGTATCCGCAATAGAGACAGCATCTAGGTTGGTGTTTAAAATTGTCACGTCCATAGTGCTTATACCCCCTCGTAGACTATACGGTTCTCAATCTTAAACTGTAAATTTGTACTTCCGTACTCAGCCGTATAAGCAAAGATGTTGTCGCCCTTCGCAAGCTGGAACCAATCAGCGTTTTTATCCAGGCAGTTCAAGATGTTTGTAGTCTTTCCGTTCCTAAGAAGCGTAATCGACTTGTTTCCTTTTACGGTGCAGATAATGATTTCATCACCTGCTATAATTCCAGAGCCAGTGAATTTCTCCAATTTATCGGTATCGATCCGCATCACTTCACGAGTACCGGTATTGTAGATCGTAATATTACTGGCTTCACCGATTGCGTGAATCGTAATAGTCACTCCGATTTCAGCGTCGCCATTATATACAACCACCTGCTCTGTTTCATTTTTGATTTCTCCCATTTCTAGTAACGGGTCCTTAAGAGATTCATTACTGAAAGGAAACTCGAACAGTGCCTCTACACCATAGAAGATGGTTGTGTTGATTCCGTCTTTTCCGGCAGAGTAAAAGAAAGGATTCGGACACACGATTGAGATATCCGAACCCTCGTCTTTACTGAAGATTGTTGGGTCGTTTGATTCGACATACCCTTCAATCTCTGCCTGCCTGTTATCGGTTTCGATAAGCATGATGAGCTTCTTTTTAATAGGAAAATACTTGTATGAAAGCTGTCTTACGTCTTCAATGGAATCCTTCCACATATACGCAAGAGAAATAACAATGTTTCGGCTCGGCATCCTTGAGGAATTGAACAGACTTCCATCGTTTGTAGCGATTTCCGTCGTATTGATGTTCGCTTTTCCTGGTCCCAAGCCAGTTACAGACTTGATGATGAAACCGGATTCCTCCGGTCTCGCCAAATCAAGTCGGATACTATCGCCAAGATAGTTCGTAAACGTGACTGCTCGAATCAAGTTTCCACCATCCTTTCCATCGCCGAGAACTGATTCTTCGTCTGCCGATAAATCTCTGTTCTCGACAGTGCCTTAGGCGAATAGTTATTCTGTGTAAAGTTATAAGAGTTACCTGTATTCGGATTAGTATCTTCATTTTGAAGATTCCGTCCACGAGCTGCTGCAATTCCTGTGCTGACGGTTAAAGCCTGCGATCTACTGAACAGCGTATTCAGTCGATGACTCTTCTCTTCAACGTCTGACAGATCCAGAATCGGTCGAATCATAGGCTGACCATCAACACCGTTGTCGATCATATCCTTAACCTTTGCGATTGCATTTCCGAGACCTGTTTTTGCCGAATCAGCCATTTCAGCACTGGCATTATATGCCTTCACCGCATAAGTTCCGATGGCATTAACAAATCCCAATCCAAAGAAATCACCGATGTGGTATCCTACTCTGGAAGGTGAATGCTCGTCCAGTTCGTCTTCTGCTGCTTCTACCGCAGCCCTTGCCATTGCTCTGGCTTTAGCTTCCGCGCGGTACGTATTCGCACTGATTCCATCAGCAAATCCCTCCACCAAGTAAGCACCAGCCTGTTTAAACTGATCATGATAATCCCGGATAGCTCTTACAGAAGCATTAAGTTTGCCAGTGAAAGCTGTTTTTACTTCTTCGGCTTTTTCCTTAACACCAGCGATGAACTTAATCATGCACTGCATTCCTGCATTTTGAAATTCCGGATACTTGTTCGCGATAGCTGTAAGGCATGAACTTAAGATGTTTACAAACACATTTCTGGTTTCGTAATCTTTCGATTTAACTCCAGCAATAAGCTTGATCATGAGGTTCGCACCCGCAGTATTGAACTGAGTCTGCTTATTATTGATTGCAGTGATGCAACCGCTAATAATGTTGGTAATTGCAGTTTTGGTATTTCCGTCCTGAGATTTAATTCCGCTGATAAATTTTGTCATCAACGTAGAGCCAGCAGTATTGAACTGGGTTTGATAGTTCGTAAGAGTCGTAAGTACAGCCTGCATCATGGTCGTAAACGTAGATGTCAGATTACCTTTCTGAGCATTAGCCGCATTGATGAATGTCGTCAGCATAGAGGTCACGGCGGATGTCACTCTTCCGCTCGCATCTGTAAACGCATTGATGAAACCGTCGATACCGTTGTTTCCAAGCTGAATCAGTGCTGTGCTAAAACCACTCATACCACTCGTATCTAATTCCGCCATTCCTTTAGCCATTTCAACAAGTCGATTCACCTGGGTAATCACACTTGACATGATTCCGGTATCGATTCCAGAAATAGAATCCGAATAACTCTTAATTCCACTTCCGAACTGAACCAGACTATCACCAAAACTACCAAGATCGTTGTCACCGGTAAACCAGCTTACAAGTCCTCCGGTATTTGGAATGGTGTTGGCAAGCTCCACTAGGGCTTTACCAGCTGTTGCTGAGTTCGTAATAGCCGCGGAGTCCATACCCATAATAGCTTCAGAATATGCCTTCATAGCTTCACCGAACGGTACAAGTTTCTCACCGAAAGTATCAACATCGTTGTTTCCAGTAAAGAATGCTACAACGCCACCTGTATTGGGAACAGTATCAGCAAGCTCGACTAAAGCCTTGCCCGCCGTTGCAGAATTGACGATTGCATCGGCTTCCAGTCCACGAACCGCATCGCCAAATGCTTTCATTGCTTCGCCAAATGGTACAAGCTGTTTTCCAAACTCACCCATATCGTTTTCACCAGCAAAGAATCCTACGACACCACCAGAATTTGGAATGGTTGTTGCCATCTCTGCCATGGCCTTGCCAGCGATTGCCGCTTCTGTAACGGCATTTGCATCGAGTCCAGTAATTGCATCCCCGAACTGTCTCATAGCTTCGCCAAACGGTACAAGCTGCTTTCCAAAGGCAGTCATGTCATTTTCTCCTGCGAAGAAAGACACTAATCCGCCTGTATTTGGGATTGTGGCTGCCATTTCAGCTAATGCTTTGCCAGCTGTCGCCGCATTTGCCACGATTTCCCCGTCCATGTTTCCGATAGCTAACGAGAAATCTCTCATAGCTTCGCCAAACGGTACAAGTTCCTCTCCGAACTTAGATAAAGACGATCCTCCTGTAAGCCAAGAAGTCAATCCCTGTAAAATATCAGCCGCTGTCAGAATAAGCACAGTCTCGGCTAATGCCTTTACTCCGTCCATCATAGATGGCTGAATCTGACTAGCTCCCTGTAAAAACGGCTGAACATTATTCATAAAAGCGGATAAATCAGCTCCAATTTGCGGGAACTGACTCGACACACCGCTCATAAATCCGCCGACGATTCCACCAACGAACTGACCGATTGCCGTTCCGATTCCCTGTAAAAGCTTTCCACCTTCTCCGATAAGCCAAGAAAGTCCTGGAAGTTTCGATAAGAGTCCGACGGCCGCAAGCACTAACGCCATCTCAGCAACAACCGCACCCATACCAAGGATTCCAACCATTGCTCCTGGAACAAGCGATGCTGTTGCACTAAGAGCAAGCATAATAGCTGATAACAGACCGATTCCGGCAATTCCTTTTAGCAAAGCTCCAGTATCGATTCCTCTCAGTGCATCGACGATACCAGCGAAAAATGCTACGAGTACATCGACACCAGCTTTAATCAGTGACGGCAGATTACTAGCAATACCCTCTAAAATTCCAATAAGGAATTTGAAAGCTAGATCTACAATTTGAGGCGTATAAGTAACCAGAGCCGCTAATACACCAACCACTAATTGTAAAGCTCCGTCTGCCAGCTGCGGTACACAGGATACGAAAACATCGATCAGCGTTAAGACAACTGCCTTTACAGCTTCACCAATAGCTGGTGCTCCGGCAGCAATAACTTTGCAGATTGCGATAATTCCTTCTCCGACTTTTGTAAGAACAGCCGGAATTAAGCCAGCGATACCAGTAACGATAACTGTCAGTGCTGCTACGATTGCAGTCGCTCCAGCGGCACCAGCAGTTGCCAGCGCTGTGAATCCGATAGCAAGTGCCGAAAGTCCTGTGCCAGCTGCAAGTAAACCCGCTCCGATTGTAAGAACCCCAACACCAATCAATGCAAACGCTCCCGATAATGCCAGAATAGTCGGAACCAATGGTGCAAGTACCGCGCCTGCTACGCCGATAATTGTGAATGCTCCGGCAATAGAAATAAGTCCTTTCACAATCGCTTCCCACGATAACGCTCCCAAAATACTGAGTACCGGCGCAAGAACAGCTAAAGCTCCGGACGCAACCAACAATGCTGCTGATCCACCAAGCGTGCCTTTCATGAAATTGAGACTGATAGCCAACTCAGCTAAAGCCCCACCCATGACGGTAAGACCTCTACCGATCTCCTCCCACTGCATACCTCCGAATTTACTCATACAGTTTGCAATGATTTCAAGTGCGCCGCCGACGATAACGAGCCCAGTTCCAATACCGATCATGTTCTTCGGCATCAGATTAACAGCAATAGCTACCTCAGCAAGTGCGCCGCCCATAGCAGTTAAACCTCTGCCGATTTCATCCCACTGTAATTGACCAAAATCTTTTACAGCGGAAGCAAAGATTTTCATTGCAGCGCCAATAGCAATTAAGGCTACGCCAGTAGACATTACGTGTTTTGCATTTCCAGCCAAATTCGTAAAGACAGCAAGTTCGGCAAGTAATCCACCGATTCCAGCTAATCCTTTTCCGATCTCGCTCCACTCCATCTGACCAAAGTCTTTGCAAGCGGATGCCAGAACTTTCATTGCCGCCGCCAGAATAACAATTCCAGTCGCAGTGCTAAGCATTTTTCCGTTAAATTTTGCAACTCTAAGGAATACAGCAATCTCAGCAAATAAGACTCCGACTCCTGTTAATCCACGTCCAAGTTCATCCCACTGTAATTTCGATAAATCCCTACATGCCGAAGCCAGGATTTTGATAGCTGCTCCAAATATAATTAAGCTGGTAGCGCCTTTCATAACTTGTTTCTGACCGCTTGCCATGGCTTTAGATGAAGCAACAACAATAGTCGTAAGACCGGCAATTCCAACCAGACCTCTCGCAAGTTCACCCCAATCAAGGTCTGAAACTTTCTTCAAAGCTCCTGCCAGAATAGATACTGCAACTGACATAGCGATCATCGCGGTACATGCTTTGGATACTTTTCCCGTATCACTGCTGATTTTGTTAAAAATCGCCATCGCTCCAAGTAGATTAGCAAAGAGAACTGGGATAGCCCCAAGAGAAACTGACAGTTTATCGCTATCGATCAAAGAAATAGCTACGATAGAACCAGCAAGCAAAGCGATTGCTGCTCCGATTTTAAGTAACGTTCCGGCTTTAAGATTTGTCTGATATGCCTCAAAGCATCCTCTGACACCATCAAGAATTCCAGTTACCCCTTCGAGAATATCACTCAACCCCTCAAGAGGTTCTGTTACACTTTTTAAGAATTTAGAAATTGATAAAGCAATTCCACCAACAGCGATGCTGTTAAGAACATCAAGAACTCCGCTAAAATCTGCATTTCCGAGTTTCTCAGCGAGTGTTCCCATCATAGTTCCGACTGCATCGGCAATACCGCCAGCAATTACTTTCACGGCGGTCCACAATGCTTCCATAATTTTGAGAAATTTACATTTTTCAAGTGCTTCTCCCATCATCTCGAAAGCAACGATGACTCCGCTCTTCATTTTTCCAGCACCATCACCAATCTGAGCCATGCGATCATGTACTCGTTCAAGGAATGAGTGGAATAATTCAAATCCAGGAAAATCAAACTTCTCCCCGGCAGTTTTTCCAAATTCTTTTACTTTTTCTCCGGCAGTTTTAACAAACGTAATAGCTATCTTTACGATATCAACAACCGTCGAAACTGCTTTGCCAAAGACATCTGTCTTCTTTACCGTTTCATCAAGCTTAACAAGATACTCACCGAAACTTCCAGTAAGTGATAACACTCCGTTTCCAGCCGGTAAGAAAAGACCAATCAATTCGCCGACACCACCGGCAACAGCTTTGAAAGCTTGTCCGACGATATCAAGCACTGCAAATACGCCTTTAAACGTATTCTTCAGATTCTTTGAACTTTCTTCCCCCATTTTGAATTTTGCTGTCAGATCACGGATACGCTCTGTGATTTCGGCTAACTGTTTTCCAGTCATTGGCGGGAAGATTTCGTTGAATGCCTCCCGAACCGGCTTGGCAACGCTAACCAGTCCCTCGAAAACATTCTTTACTGCTTCGATCATCATGGTACGACCGCCAAGGTCTTTCCAATCCTGAAGCATTTTATTTCTCGCATCGGCAGAAGCATTGATTACGGCACTGAACGTATCGCTCACCTCAGTAAGTAATTCTTTTGCCTCTTCAAAGTCGCCGACGATAATTTCCCAGCTTTGTGTCCATCCTGACTGGGCAGCCTCTTTCAACGTGTCGAACAGCTGAGTAAAAGTCTTTACTTTTGTTGCTGCATCGTTCGCTGTTTTACCCATCTCCATAATGGATTTGATCTGATCATCGGTATATCCCATGGTCCGAAGCTGATCTTCGTTGAGATCACCTGTAAATTTTGCCAAGGTTTCAGTCAAGATGTCAGAGGTAAGCCATCCTTTACGAAGGGTCTCTCTGAATGAGCCCTCATCTTTGATCATTTCGTCAATGGCAATTCCATGAACTTTAGCCGTTTCTTTCAGCGCATCCTGGAATACCTGACCACCCATACCAGCGTTTACTACTGAGTTCCAGTCCTGTAATTTTACTGTTCCTGCCGCTAATGCCTGTGAAAGCTGATACATAGCGGTACTTGCCTGCTGAGAGTTGGAACCTGATACGGCTGCAAGGTTCGCAATACCCTTGATAGCGGCTACAGATGTGTCCAAATCTACGCCAGCCGCAGTGAACGTACCAATGTTACGGGTCATTTCCGTAAAATTGTAAATGGTCATATCTGCATAATGGTTTAGTTCATCCAACGCATTGTTTACCTGATCAAGAGTTGTGCCTTTTGAAGAGGTATTTGCAAGAATTGTCTGAACGGCATTGATCTGGGTCTCATACTCCTTAAAACCGGTTTTAATCGGATCGATGGTAAAAGCAGAGACAAGATTTTTTCCAGCAGCAAGTGCAGAGTTGGTAATGTTCTGCAAAGCTGTAATCGCCATCACTTCCAATGCCGAAAATCGCACTCGAACAGTCTCAACTGCATTACTCAGCGGTGACATATTCCCACTGCATTTATTTGCGGCATCGTTTACGGTTTCTAAGCCTTTCGCCGCCCCTTCGAGGTTAAGGCTCTTCTTCAACTTATCGAGGCTTGATAAACTGGTCTGAATATTCTGTTCAAACTGTTTGTTATCAAACCGCATTTCGACGACACGTTCGTCAACAGTTGTACTCATAGCTTAGTAACCTCCTTCCATGCCGCATCTGCAATTTTGTCAAAAATAGGCTGGATAGCAGGATTGATGTAGTCTCGCCCCTGTACCCAGCCGCCGTTTCTTGTTGCATGTCCGTACTGCAAAATAACTGCAATAGGGACTCCATTTTGAATATTTGTGTTGTAAAAGCTGATCGATACGGAACCTTGCTTCTGCTCGATCTTGTAATGCCACGAATTTGCTGTCCGTCCTGTATCAACTGGTGTTGCAGACGCAAGGGCGGCTACGCCCTCTCGACCATACTTATCGAGGTCACCGAGACGAACCGATTCCTTTGCTCTCTCTAAGAACCGAGTCAGCTTAGAAAAATCACCCTTTTGTCTGAACGTGATCATATGAATCTCCTACTTTGCTAAGTAAGCACTGGACGAGAAGCCTGTATACTGCACACCGTCAAGTACAAACTGGATGTACAGCCACTTAACTCCGTTTACCATTGTGTAATAGCCATAGCATTTAACCTTAGTGCCAGCCGGGATTTTACAAAGAGCTTTCTTATTGGTTCCGGCATCATTACGGCAATAAAGAACTGCCGTTGTTTTGTATTCACCAGCATAGGCCTTGTTAAACTGCTTGGCAGAACATGTAGCCACCACTTTCTTCGAAACGGACTGGTTCGGATCCTGCTTGGGATTGGACGGCGTTACCGCTGATCCATTCAGAATCTGGTTTACCATGTTCTGAACTTCTGAGTAGTTGTATCCGTACTCAGTAAGCAGTTTCTTACGATTCTCGCCGCTCTCCCACAGTCCAACGATAACCTCATGAGCGATGGTTTTGATGTCTTTACCATTGCTTAATCCAGGAGCGGCAACTGTATTGTCGTCGTACTTTGGTGTGATGAAGCCGCGGATGAATTTTCCATTGATAGACAAGGTTCTCTTCTTAACCGCATTACCGTAGTTACCCTCTTCAACAACCATGTAACCGGATTCCTTATGCACCTCGATCACGGTACCAACATGATCTGGATTGCCTGTGTTGTCGCCGATTCCGTTATCCTGCCAATCATACAAAACTCCATCCCCAGGACTCGGGACATAAGCATCATTCTCCTGCCAACATCCCATTTTCTTTGCTGCCTCGATAAGGTAATAACAGGAAATTTCCATGGGCATAATACTCTCATATCGGAGAGCTGCCGCTAATGCAGACCAGGTACAAGCACACCAAGCCCAGTCATAGCGCATACGAACCCCACGAGGAAATTTGCCAGAACAGATCTTCTCGAAGAAGTCGTTATATAAATCAATAATGCTTTTGTGTGAGCCGTTAGATTCCTTCTTTCCATCCCAGGATTCGACAAGATTAACGACGGCCTGTCTTGATTTCGCCATTTTTATCACTATCCTTTCGAATTAAATTTTTTTCTGTTTGCGGCATTTACTTCTGCATGATGTCTGTACAAATCTCGTTTGCTCCTCTTCTTCGGAGGCTTATTTTCCGCATTGCAAATCCGGATAAGCATTAACAAACGATTCAAATGCCATTTCTGACACTCAAACGGAATGTGATACGCGGTCATCCAGTAATAGATAAGCTCACTGGTTATCTGCTGCCTGTTTATTGGACCGCCTTTTTCTTCCTTAACAGTTGAAGCTGTCATAGGCGCCTCAATATAGGCATTTACCGCATCAATGTGAGAATTGGTAACACATTGATAAACCAGCGGATCAACATTCTGTGTAAGGGTCATACAACGTATATAATCAATAGTTTCTTCAATTGTCTTCTGCTCTTTAGATAAGAAGACTTTGCACCATTTACTTTCCCATTTTGAAAGTGAAACGAGCGAATGCTCCAAACGCAACTTCTGTTCCTTTACAGGGATAAATCGCTGATTCCGCTCATCCCACAGATCAGTTCTTGGTATCGTAAGTTCAAGCATTCGATCTCACCTCTTTAGTTCATGGTGGTAACCACAGGAGCAATCTCCGGATTTTCCGAATGCTTCTTGATATCTACAACTTTCGGAATTACATGGTTTACGAATTCGGCGGCTTTGCTGTCATCTGTAGCCAGTTCCATAAACAGAAGATTGTAGAACTGAGTGCAGGCAAACTTTCTGGAAATCTCTTCAGACTTCTCGAAATATGTACCGTCAGCACTCTTCTCTCCGTATGCCTTTAAGATAAATTCCTTAAAGAACTTGATAATGGTCGGCTGATCTTTTGCATCTACGATGCGCTGAAGCATCTCAGCAACTCCACCAGCTGTGCCCAGTTCCATCTCCATAACCTCTGTTTCGGTAAGGTTGAAGAGCTTTGTTTCGGTGCGCTCAACACCGTTAAAATCTTTATAAGTCTTTGTTACTGCATACATAGTTTTGTTCTCCTTTCAAATAAAAAGGAGTCGCCAGCTTTCCTGAATACGACTCCATCTGTGGTTTGTGTATTATTTTTTATTAACCTTCTGCGGTCATAATCTTAATTACTTCATCCGGAAGCGGAAGTCTCGGTTCAACACCATCGTCTGCTTCGGCAGAAGAAGGATCTTTACCATACAGGATCTCTTCAAGAGCAGCCAGTTTCTTAGCATCGACCTTGGTAGAATCGAAGGTGAGAATAGAAGTAGGCTTCAGCTTCTTTCCATCGATTAAGGTTGCAATCTCGACTGGTGTGGTGCTGAACTCCCAGGATAAGGTAATAGCTTCCGGGCTGTCATTTACAGTGGAATAACCCTTCTCAGAAGGAGAAGCTAAGCAACCATAGACGAGATGAAGCTTATAGCCGTAATCATTGGAATCAACATCATTACCGAGAAGTGTCTTGTAAGATAAGCCGAACATCTTACGGTTCTGCTGTCCTGCAAACACTCCAGGGGCGATTTCTTTGGAACCATCGCACTCTGCGAACTCATCCGGTGCCATATAAGCTTCGATTGTGCCGCCAAATTCCTCTGCGGACATAAGGTTCAGATACTTGATGTTGTCTGCATAAATTGCAGTAGGTTCTGCTCCAGACGGGCTCTCTGTTACGGTGCTAAGACCGTTCCATGCGGTACCAGAGTTATATACGCCACCGGTCTGAATCGGGTAAAGGACGCCCTGGCTGACACCAGTCTCATACAGGCGCTCGCCAGTCTTGTCCCAAACGAGTTTCTTTTTCATAGAATTTGTCCTCCTTAAAAGAATATTTCAAAGACATCATGGTTTAAGTTGTCTTTCGGATAATGCCGATTGAATCGACTTGTCGGCATAGATGCTACTTTGCCAACGAGAGAACTATCCGGATCGCTGTCGATGACTGTTACTGAATACTTTCTCGCAGACAAATAAACCCCGTCATTCGCAAACGTATTCTCGATATCGTCGAGAGCGTAAACGATGGCGGGGTATTTCATTTTTACCGATGACGGTGGTTGAAAATAAGCACGACACTCTGGTCCTTTGTTTGGACACGAGAGGATGTCGCATAAAGCATTATGCAGTTTCAGTCGTCTGCTCATTGTAAACACCTCCAACGGTCAATATTAAACGGGGATACTGAACTTCAACATTTGAAATTTTCCATTTAGCCCCCATATACTCGATAAATCTCATCGAATGAAAATTCGCATAAGCAAACGGATCGGCTACGATGCTGAACTCATTCGACACATTGAGATTGTCGTTGAGGTTATCCGAACTCTGATACTGTCGAGTATTCCGAATAACGTCTCCGTAGTAGTCACGAACTGTAATCTTCTCTCCCCAGACACCAGGTCGAATTTCCTCTGTTACGGAATAGCCGATTGATCCGTAAAATTTACTCATTTTGAATTTTCTCCTTTAAGACTTTAAGCTGTGTGACCCTCGGAACCGGAAGAAGCTGTTGTTACATTCTCTTCGATTGCGATTGCAGAGTATACACGAGTAAGAGCACCAGAGCATCTGGTCTCAAGCAGGGATTTCTCCTGGTTGAAGTCGATATCGAACTGAGTGAAGTGAGTAACCTCTCCACCCTTTGTTGCACCGAGGGAGTAATCAGCCAGATTTGCGATAATGGCAACCAGCTTCTTCTTTTTGCTGTCGGAAGTGGTTCTGGTCTTACCCTCAAACTGCTCCGCAGTATTGATACTGCCAACATTCAGTGCAGTGGCAAGTTCGGTCTTGGAAGAGTAAATACGTCTTCCGTTGATGTCTCTTGCCAGGAGCATCTGATTCAGCATATGAGGAGTAATGAACAGATCTGGGGTACCGGTGCCCTTATAATCCTCTCTTGCATACAGAACGGTATTGATCATGGCCTCTGCGATGATGTAGTTCTCACCAAAGTTAGCCGCAGTATTGGTTCCCTGAAGTTCTTTCTTAGCAGCTGCGACATCGAGATCAACGTGAATGGTGTACAGATCATCATCCAGCCAAATCGGTCTGATGTGATCCGGAGAAATCTTGCCTTCATCTCCGTCGTCTCTGCCATCGCCCAGCATGATTGCAGTTGCCAGCTCTTCATTGAGCATCAGGCGGTCGATGTTGTACAGGTATGCCACATAGTCGAAATCGGTGATGTCGATGATATCATCTCTATGCAGCGCACTCTTTACGTACACAGTCTGAGGGTCGGTAGTTCTGCGAACCAGCTTGAAGTTGCCAGTCTGCTTCTTCTGTTTTCCCTTAGTATAGCCTTTAGCCTTAAGAGCATCGATGTTACGGATATCTACCTGGCTAGTTCTGATTCTGGAAATCGGACTCTTATGAACTTTGTTCATTACAGTTGTGATCCAACCCTGGTCGTTAGTAATCAGCTCCGGTGCACCAGGACGTACATCCTTGTATTCCGGGAACAGAAGTGTTACATTGCCATCTCCTGTCTGAGCAAATCCGCTTGCAAGAGCATCATGCTGAAGTGCATTCTCATTAGCATAGATCTCCAGCGCGGTCTGGAATGTTCCTACCTGGCTTGTCTTTGCCAGCTTAAGAATTTCCTCCTGGTCTGCGTGAGACAGAAAGCTCTTATCATCGCGCTTGTCAGTGTCAAAAACGTTGTGTTTCATATTGTCATCTCCTCCTTTAGATTCATCTTTTTTGGTTTCCTCGCCATCATTTTTTGCATCTTCGATGATCTGGCCTACTACAGCGCATACAGCAGTGTACTGTTTATCGGTGAGGGTTTTTAACACGTCCCCTACTGTTTCGCCATTTTTCTCATCTTCTGATTTCGGCGGATCTTCTTTTTTCTCCTCGTCATCAGAATGCTCCAGATGACCCATAATCATTTCATCATAGCCAATGATAATGCCTGTTTCTCCGTCCCCATGCATTACCACATCATCGATAAATGCTCCAGGATTGGCACCGGCTAACACCAGACTTACCTCTCTAATAATGCCATGAACAACATCGTGACCAGCCTGTTTAAGCTGATTGGCAAAGATAGAAAGAGACTGTACGTCGCCATGTTTTACAAGTTCCCGTGCAGTCTTTCCTGAGTCTGTATCATTAAATTCACAGAACGCATAAACTCCTTCATCTCTATTTTCGAGATGGGCTAATCCAAGCACGTTCGCCGGATCGGCATGATTATGCATCCATACTAACGGGACAGTCTGCCCGTTCTGCCCTTTGAAAGCGTCTTTTTTAATGACTCTTCCATCAGCACACTGAAGATCGTTTCTAGTGGCCCAGCCACCAAAGTCATACTTCATTTTGATTTTCCTCCTCTATTTTCTGATATAGTACGATAACGGATGTGATGTCTTCTTTGATGAGCTGGAAGACTTTTTCTTTGATGATTTCTTGACTTTCTTGTACTCTGACCGAATCTTATCGAATTCATCCTGATACGTTTGTTCATATGATGAATCGAGATCGGCTTTTGCCGCTTTATAAGCTTCTCTAACAGATTTGACTGCTGCTTTAAGCTCGGAGCTAACTTTTGCTCTTTCGCTTTTCGCATTGGCTTGATTCTCGGCTTTTTCTTCCTTAGTATCGGACGACACCTTCGCCTTCTGATTAGTCGCATCTGTTCTAACACTGGCCTTGTCCGTTTTGGCATCGCTACTGATTTTTGCTTTGTCAGATTTCGCATCGTTTCTAAGCTTTGCAATCTTTGCGGTTCTTTCAGCAACCCGCTTAGATCTCTCAGCCTTGGATAATCCTGATGGAATTTCTATTGCCATCAAACGCTCGATTTCGGCATTCTTTTTATTATCGATTCGTTCCTTCTCGCTAGATGATTCCTTTTCAATTTCTTCCAAATCAGAATCTTTATCAGTATCGATGCTTTTCTTCCTATCGGAAGCATTTTGGGTTAAAGCCTCATTCAGCTCTTTCAAACGAGAAGATATCTGTTCCTTCGTTGCCTCTGCTTTTTCACGAAGTTCCGTAATCTTCTGATCTCGCTTTTCCTGCTCTTCTTTGACCTTTGCAGCCTTTTCAGATTTGATATTATTTTTTGTATAAGACCAAATCTTCTTTCCATCATCGTTCAGTGATGTGGTAGAACGGCCTTTTAACTCTCTGGTACGCATATAGTATTCATGCGCTTTCTGAGGATCGTAATAGGGCGATGCATAATGTCTAAGAACCGCAACTTTAGGTTCATCCATTAAGAATCATCTCCCTCCTTATCATCGCCAGCTGTATAATTGCCGACAATGTCATCGATCTGTGCAGAAATACTGTCAAGAACTTCATTAACCAGAGCATCGTAATCACTGGTATCGCTGGATTCTGTTCCATCACCACTCGTAGCATCTGTTACGGAACCGCCACCAGGCGCACTTAAATTGCTGTTTCTCAATTCATCAGCCTTAGGATCAGCAGATGGCTTCCAACCAATTACCTGTCTGATTTCGTTTGATGTAGCAATTTCATTTCTGGTAAACTTATCAGAAATTTCAGCAAGATCAGCTACCGGCACAAGCTTGAACGGATCTCTAAAGAACATAATTGACTTGTTCTGGGACCTGGCAGTCTTTGTTAAGAATTTTCTCTTCATTTCATCAACGATTGCCGAAATGATCGGTTCGATTGTCCGATTGTAATAGTTCAGCATAGTCTTCTCGTCTGCGGTACCATCTAAGATGCTCTGAGTGATTCCTAACTGGCTGTAAAGCATACTCGTTAAGTATTCAATCTGCTTCATTAGATTGTTTTCCAACGAACGATTCAACTGTGTGATTCGCTCTGTTCCATCAGTATAAGCAATACCATACTTAGAACCGGACAACTGCTGCTCGATATCTTTACGCCGCTTCTCTGCCTGCTGACGCCTTGCCTCTGATTTAATTACATAAGGGAGCTGAATGATTAAATCCAACTTGCCGGAGCTACTCTGTTCATCGACAGCATCTAGCAAATTCAATTTTCGAATAAGCCTCTGCATTGTTGAATTTGGTTCGTTAATTACCGCATACAGTGGATTTTCCACGATAGCAACCGTATCTTTCGGAACAACGATTTCTTGTTTTCGCCCAGTATTTTCGTTGTATACTTCAACACGGACGTGACGAGGGTACCAGTCACGAATTCGACCAACTCGCATCGAAAGAATCTGATACCCTTTTGTGTCATCTGGATCATCATCGGTATCCACTGGAACGATTGCCACACAGCCTTCATCCATCATGGACATAACAACATCTTGGATAAATGCCCTACCAGTCTGATCAAGATTGGCTTCCAACGACAAACATTCGTTTAAACCGCTTTTTATAACATTTAAAAACCGCCCTTCATCATCCAACTGAACATGCTGAATGTTGATGGCGGCTACGTCTAAAGCAATTCTATTATATACGGATGTAACTATCGATCTTTCGTTCCCTCTGGTAAGTCGAAAACGATCAGGACGATATGAATAACCCGAACCGATATTCTGGGACATCATGGTAGGGGCTCTATTACGAAAGGCATTCCAGGCATTTTTAAACCTGGAACTTAATGATAAATCCATTTTGAATTCTCACCTCCTAAAGATGGGCACAAAAAAAGAGACCGCACCAACGCAGTCTCTAAAGAACACTGTTTAACCTTTTGAAAGGATCTTTTTTGCTAACTTCTCTGTGATAACCGTGTCCGGATGCAATTTCGCGTATTTCCGAATCGGCTCGTATAACCCGTCAGCCATCATCTGGCTACAGATTTTTATTTCTGTATTTCCGGTAACGAATAATGCCAATTTTCCGAAAGGAATTCTTTTAAGCATACGGTACGTCTTCTTTTTCATGCTTTACCCTCCTAATATTTATAGTAATTGTTCAGGATTTGAGTGTCTGATAATTTGGAGTCCGAATGCTCTTTCCGATATTCCTGAATAATCTTTCTCTCGTCACGCTGCGTCTTCTGTTGTCCAGCAGCACGTACAAGTCCCATGGACGCCAAATACCCAGCACCAGCAGGTGCATATGTTTTTACTGTAAGATCTGCCATAGCAATGTTTTTACTACGCTTAATCTCCGTTTCGCCAAGTTCTTTCACTCGATTCACGCTTACATTAGAATCCACATCAAAACCGATCATAGGTTTGCTTGATCTAAAACCGCTGAGTTCTTTATCATTTACATCAAGTATAGCACCATATCCTTTAGACTTCAATTTTTCATAAAATCCCTTGTTGACCTCTGACGATGTCGGCAAATTATGATCAACTAATGAAAGATTTAAAGCCTTATAAACTTTATCGTCTATCTTCCCTTTTTTGGAGAGAGTCCAGCCCTTTAGCAATAGTGTCGTTCTGCTTTTTCAAGCCGTACCGGTTCTGCGAATTTAATAAGTGTGTTTCTAAATTTTTGGCATAGCTCTTATCCTCTTTAACTAATTCAGAAAGAGCATTCACTGCTGATTTTTCAGAAGCAACCTTAATACTTTTATTCACTCCTATTTTAGTCTCATACACTTTTCCTCTAGCTGACAACGTATCACCATATAGACCCCTATACTTAGCATTATCCATACCCGTCATACTAAAGTAAAAAGCATCGGATACACCTCGATTGCTGTTGTTTGAAATGTTTTGTAATTCTTTTCCAGCCTTAATAACCTTATCGACATTTTTATCGTAATGTTTGTAGGCAACGTAAGCCGTCGCGGCTGCTATCGTAAGACCGGCCACAGCGGTGACAGCCTTCTCGGTTCGGTCTCGCTTATAAGCGGCAATGGCGGCTTCCTCTTGTGTCATTCCTTTCTTAACATATTCGTCTTCCAGTTTCTGTCGGTGTTTACTTTTGGATGTTTCCGAGTCAAGCTTCTCTTTAATTTTTTCATTTTTCACTTGCCTATTTGCCCAACTCAATTTAGCATTGGCTTTTTGAAGTTCAGCAGCATCCTTTGCAGAGTATGTTTTAGCATACCGTTTAGAAGCTTTCTGAACAGTATTCTTCGCTGCTTTCTGTTTCTGAACCGCACTCTCAACATCCGAACCATATCGTTTCTTTCCAGCGGCAGTAAGAGTTCCATTATAATTCTCATACCGTCGCACTCCCCATTTCATACCAAGAACACCGTGATGCGCTAAGTATTTATCCATTACTCTCCTTTCTTTTTACTCAAATGCTTCCCGATTTGCCTTGTAAGCGATATACGCATCCATCATTGCTGCAACGGCATCAATTTTTTGTTCATACCGCTTTTTCAGCAATTTACGGTTCCCGTTAGTATCCTCCAGGGTAATGCAGTTTCCCATAGCAAATGTCATCAAATCCTCATCAAACAGGAGCATTCGCTCTTCTGAAAGTTTCTTCAACTCGCCAAGTGGGACAGATTCTGTCTTTGCGCCCTGAATAACTTTTTCTATTCCGAATGGTCCATTTTCACTCGCCCAACGTTCAACAAATTCCTTTGCATTGTATGGGTCATAACCAAAGCATCGTACATCGTAACCGCATTCAATAATGTGGTTATCCAAATCCTCATATACTTCCATCATGTCAAGAACTGTCCCTTCCAACACAATAAGACTTCCCTCTTTCATAAACTGATCGTATTTAATTCTCATTGCTGCTGGGAGTTTCATCAGAGTCGATGAGGAAATGTAGTTTCTGGTTTTGACGCCGAACGATCCGTTCGACAATGGGAATAAAAATGTGAATGCACAGAAATCGTCGCCTTGTGATAGATCAGCTCCCAAAGAACATGGCATCTGCCAATAATCTCGATGGCGATGTGGGAGAGTTTCTTCATATGTAAAGTAATATGTGTATCCCTCCATAGGAAGTCCGAAGCGCTTAGCCAAAATATCGTTTCGAGCTGCCGGAGCCTTTTCTGCTCTCTCAACGTCCAGCTGATAGGTTTCATAAGAAACAGTCTTTCCAAGGTTCGGATTTGCTTTCAACCATTTATCCGGATCGGCAACCTCGTCAATAGAATCCAGCTTATACCACCAAATCGATACGTGCGGATTGATATAATCCCCTTTTAGAATGTCCATCAATTCCATTTTGATTGTATCGCCAGCACCGTTACGGACAGTACCCTCCGAACTGATCGCAACGATAAGGTAGTCGTTGACCTTCGATGCACCCTGTTCGATTGCTCCGATTACATCTTCTCGAATATCACCAGAAAGCCACTCGTCAACCGTCGCCACTTTAAGCTGAAGTCCCTGAAGTTTGTCGATTCTCATTGGACGAATTTCAAGAAGCGATCCAGTAAGGAAGTTTTCAATTCCTTTCTTAGTGGATGCCAATTTCATTCTATTCGCCTTTGATCCAGTCGTGTTCTGCAACGATCCTTCTGTAAGGAACTTATAGAAAGGTCCTCTTGATCTGGTAATAGCGGTTCGAATCGGGGACAACACCTCTTCTGCCTGCTTCATCGTCGGGGCTGTGGTTATCTGATGCGTCGTTGTGACATCAACATTTAAGAAGAAATTCTGCAAGCATGAACCATACATTGACTTTGCGGCACCTCTGGCCACTATGAGATATTGCTTATTAACTAACCTTTTTCGGATAGACTTGGTGACGTAATGTCCGCCATGACCATCCTCATAAGGTTCGTATACACTTCTCTCAACAAAATAGTACCAGCCGAAAATCTGCTCAGCCCAAACTTTAAATGTGTCAAGCAGTTTCAAATCTGAACCGTCAGTTAAAGTAAGCTCATTTTCGCAATAGCTGATAAAACCCTCTACTGCTTGGTCATCGTAATAAATTCCCGGATTCGCAATGAGATCATCGATTCGGTTCATCTCCATCTCGATTTCTCGACATACCGGAATTTCGCCACGAATTACGGCATCACGAAACATGCCGTAGTATTTCGGGACGGCAGTGTTCAATAACGCCATTATTTTCTTCTCCTACTTCTTCTTATTCGGGTTTGCAGCGATGTACTGTGCGGCCTCTTTAAGATTGAATTCTTTTGTCATTGCAGTCTTTACGGCATAGGTCATTGCTCCAGCCGCAGCCACAGTCAACGCTTTCTTTCCGGATGCAGAAAGAATTTCTGACACATACTTTCTACCAGGTGCGATGTCGTCTTCTGTAAGATTCTTAAACTCGCGTTCTAATTTAAGTCTCTCAATCTTTTTCTTGAGATCGTCATCGGACATTGTTCGCCGATTCTTAACAGCAGCTTTACGTGCTGATACCTCATTCTTATCATCTGAAGATTCGGAAGAATGTCCTCTGGCTCTTGCAAGCTGTGCTTCTGATCTTCGAACTCCCCATTTCATTCCAAGAATTCCATGGTGTGCTAAATATGTGTTATTCATTTTGAATCTCCCTCCTTTGCGATGTAACTGGTAACACCTCCGCTGGCATTGGATGTCTGATAATATGGAACTTCATGAATCACAAGGTCTTCGCTAAGCACCTTTCCAGATGTATCCAAAGTTTGAGTCTGATGCGCCTTTGGCGTAACTTCGTACGATCCAGAATAATGCTCAGGCTCGTCCGGATCGGTGTCATCGTTTTCCGCAGCAACATTTAGACGCCATTCGTACTCACTGATTTGTGTTTTATAACACTCCAGCACGGCCGAACTAAGCGGCGGATCGAAAAGAAGTTTGACCTTCAAATGCATATAAGATTTGACAAGCATGTATTTGGATTCATCAGAAATGAAATCTTTCCACGTTGCACTCTTATCTTCGATCATGAAACCTTTGGATGGACCGACACCAAGCTGTGTAAGAATTGAGAACACGGAATTGATGTGCATGATCAAATCTGCATCGAAATGTTCATACTCCTCTGCGATACCGAGTAATTTCTTGATTGATGTCAGTACACTATCTGTAATATTCATGATCGCACCTCCATCTAACAGAGTTTTATAAACTCACTCATGCAATACCCGCTGATACCATCCACAGTCTTTACTTTATAAAAACCGGAAACAGACTCATCGTTGCATACCTTCACAACTGTATCCGAACCGATGATTCCTAATGATCTGGATGCCTGCGTCGGGTCTTTGCGAATGTTTAAATTCATACAATTTACCACAACACCCATAAGTGGCTTCTTGTTTCCTTCCATAATTTTCCTCCTAATGCCTCCATGGGCATGTATCATTTTTTCGTCGTTCATTTGGAACTGTTAAAAGTAGTTTCTCATCTCCATAATGTATAGCATTGTGGGTCGATAAAGTTGTTGCAATTAGATACTCTGGATTCAGAACCAAATCAGTCCGCAACAGTATATCCTGCTGCCTTATTGGGTTCATGTGATGAATAAGAATCTTTCCACGAATCTCGTAACCATCCAATCCAAGATCACATCCATTATCACGAATAATAATTTTTCTCCGAATGTCCTTCCATTCTTGAGAATTGTAAAATATCTGATTAAGGCATCTATCGAATCCGAATGTCTCTTCGCCAACTACTCCATTCAAACGAAGATACTCGTATCGTTCCTTAAAGGTTGGAATCTGCAAGAGTTCTGAATAGCATCTAAGCATCATCCACCTCATCTCCATGACCGCTATAACCACGAAATGCTTTTAATGCATCCGCATACAGTTTCTCAGAATTTTCAATAGATTTCAGATTCTGTGTCTTTGCCTCTATCAGTTCCTTCTGTTTTTCCAAAATCTCTTTTTCGATTCTTTCTTTCGTTGAACCGAGCTTTAAATAGTGAGTAATTACCTGAGATGAAGCTGTTCCCTCTCGTAACTGCTTTTCAGCCAAGTCAACCGCCAATGAAACAAGCTGATTTTCTCTCGCTTCTGGCGTTAATGCTGGACGCATCATCCTAGAAGACTCGGATTGCTTTGCTTTCCTCAAAGTTGATGCCTCCTTCCATTTAGTTGTTCGTTACTTCTGTGATAGTTCTCACATACTTTTCCAGTATTTAAAAGGACCTACAAATCATGACAATGCTACTCAACGAAAGGAGAACTAACTTTGAGCCGATCCCACAGAAACCGTTGTCAAATATCATGAGTTATAGACCCTTGTAAACACTGGAACAGATGAAAAGGCTCCCTAAAAATACCCTCCGGGGAAATTTTAAAGACCGCCGCGATATGGGTGGGGGTATGTTTTTTAGGCACCCCCCTATACCCCTTTTAGTCATGTACTAGCGGTTTCGGCTTTTGATATGCCGACGAAATCACTTTTTAGGAAGCTTTTTCTTTATGTTCATTTGTTTCTGATTTACTTGTAACCTTTCGATAGATGTTCTGGAAATCATAACGGATTATCTCATCAATAGCTCGCTCTACTTCCTTGTTGTTCTCTTCATCCGATAACTGATCCGATGTTCGAGCGATTCGACCAAGGTAAGCAGTTGTGTGATAACCTTTTTCCTCATCGAACATGAACCATTGAGTGAACTGTTCAAATGGATCATAAGGATTATCAAAAGTTGTAAGTGCAAACCTCATCTTACTTAGTTCACTCCTTTCCATTCAAATACTTAGAAACTGTCGAAGAAGAAACCCCAAGAGCTTCCGCAATCTCTGAAGTGCTATAGCCAGATGCGCTAAGCGCAGCGATACGATTCTGTTTAGCTGTGCTCAGAGCAGTGCTTGCACGAGGAATTGCTCTCTGACGAATAGTATCAGTATTCGTGTTATTCAGAATTTGTGTAAGCTTATTCTCAGAAATTGCTCCGGCCTGGATGGCTTCCCATTCTTTATCCGTAATTTCGATGTTAGATCTTTTGGCTCCTACAGAACTTCTTGCCTGTGCCAGAGCCTGCTGACTAGCCTTCTTAACTTCTGCTTTTGTCATATCCGGATTGTCTTTTCTTTTAGCCGCAACTGTAGCATTCGCCATTGTCTGAGCCTGTCTCTCTCTGGGAGCATTCGCCAAAGCTAAATCCAGCTTAGCATTTAAAGACTTTACTTCTTCAGAATAAGTCGCCTTAGCAGAAGCAGAGTAAGCGATTTTACCAGCACTCATCATCTCTCTACGAGCCTGGTTAGCTAAAGACTTCATAGAATTTGCATAGTCGGCATAAGCTTCTTCCTGGGGGGTACCTGAAGAAAGAGTACGAGCATCTTTCGTTTCTGCCATTTTCGTACTCTTCTGAGTTCTCACCTGGATTTTCCCATTCTTATCGACATACTCTTCCTTAACAGACTTGTATGACAGAGAGCCATCCTCATTGATAGTTGGAGAACCTTTTCTCTTAAGAACCTGTGTCTCGGATTTTGCTCTTGAAATGAGGGTAGATGCGCCTTCATGGTAACGACCTTCTGAATCCACATTTCCCTGATACTTCTTCTTAAGAGAAGCAATACCGTTATCGATTTCACTCTGCTTATAATCCAGTTTGTGTTTCTCGGCATCGATTACAACCATACTGTGACGAACTGCTCTCGCTAATTCATCCTGTGTGGCTCCCTTCAAAGTCATATCAGTAATCAAATTCGATACTTTACCCATTTCTGTCTGGGTATTTCTCATAATCTTGTACTCTTTGCCATTGCGATAATAATGATCAACACCATCAGCATCCTTCTTAACAGTTCCACCATAAGCATCTTTGGTGTCGAAACCTTCCAAACCTTTCAATGGGGAAGTGGAAGTAATCTTCACCTTACTCTTCGTGGAGTTACAAGGAATTACCATTACGGTATCACCATCGAAATCCGCTCCAGATAAACGGTCTGCATTCTTCTTATTGATACCGATTGCATCAGCCGGTGTGTTTCCGAGAACGCTCTTTCCTTCAGCCAGCTTATTGTTGACTTTCAGAATAGGAATCTCAAAAGTTCCGCCATGCGGGTATCGAATCAAAGCAACGGTTTCTCCATCTTTGTAGTTCGGGGCATACACCTCATTGTCTTTGATTGTCGTTAATGGGAGAATTACCTGATACTTCTGCCGAGGTAACGCCGCTGCCTGTAAATGTACGGCGGCTGCATCACAATCATCAGCAAATGATTTCAGCAGAGCTTTCTTCACAGTAGGATTTGTCAGTGAACAGATTTCGTCATATTCAGCCTGCTTATCGGCTTTTGCTAAACCTAACTGTTTTTTAATAAGTGTTAAACTCTGCTTAGAAAGGAACTGTGACGGAAGTGTCTTACTCCATTCACCCCAATCACCTTCTTCCGCTCTCTTATTGATTAGAGAAAGGGATTGTTTCTTTCCGGTTACAGGATCTGTATACTTACCTTTTGGATCATCATAGTAACTCTGACCGCCATGCTCCTTAATTAGAGAACCAAACGGATTATCCGGATCATCCTTAATCTTCTTAAGAACATCTTTGGTCGGGGTTCCAGATTTTTTATTAGTGTTGAAAATTACATCGACACCATCCGGCATATTATCAGAGTAAACAGCCATACCTTTAAGATAGTGGGTTCCGTCTACCATAATACGAACCTGTGCATAGTGGGAATCACCTAAAGACAGGTCTTTCACACCTCTACGAAGTTCAATTACACCATCTTTATCGACGCCACCCTGATCAGCATAACGGATCTGCAAACGCTTTGAATCCATACTGGCTGGATACTCGAAAGATTTCCTAAAAGACTTTCCATTGTCATAGGAGATATAATCTCTTACAGAATGGACATTTTCAAAATCATAAATATCTTTATGTTCGGTACCAGGCGGACAAATGACCTTGATATTGGTCTGCTTTCCAGGATTGGTAACCTGTGGAACGCCACCTCCATAAATCGGATATCCTTCCAGTTTCAACATATAAAGAGCCTGGTTAAGTTTTTCTTTTGACACGCCAAGCTCTTTTTCAACACCAGTTCCGACATCGATCATTCCTTTTTCTTCAATGAGTTTCCGCAGAACATCCGCAGTGACCTTAGCCTGGTTCATTCTATTTTCAGAAGTTTCATTCAATAAAGAGCGAACCGATGAATCATTAGCGAATCCCATCTTATCGGCAATTTCATTTAAACTGTAACCTTTTTCACGAAGCCCCTTTGCCGTTGCTACCTGAAGAGCACGACGCTCATCCTTAGCAAGGCTCATCTGAGTACGGAGCTGTGTAGTAGTCAAACCCATATTCTTAGCAATGTCGGTTTCGCTCATTCCGGATTTTTTCAATTCCTGAACACGGCTAAGAAAATCTCCACTATGCTGATACGGATTCTCTCCTGAACCATAAGGGTAACGCCCAGAACGCCGTGGCATACCATAATGCATTAAAATATCTTCCACAATGGAATTCATAGCTTATCCCTCCTGTTCTCTGATTTTCTTAATCACCTTATCAAAAGTAATAATTCGGTCCATGATTGGAACAATGTCTTCAGCCGTTGGGTTATGATACAGAATTTCATTGTTCTGATAGATTCTCAATTCCATTTCAATATCCCCAGGCTTCACTTTATATTCCAAACAAAAAAGAGCGGCATATATTTCAAGCTGCTCCATGTGCGCCGGAATCTTTCCGGTCTTCAAATCGTGAATTCTTAAGAAGTTATTCCGAAACAAAATCGCATCGGCTGTACCAAAACAATTATCGGAATAGTAAAGGATCTGCTCCGGTGTCATCTTAAAGCCGATGGCATCATTCACATACATATTTAATGTCTGCTTCGATTTTGGTAATTTCTGATTGAGCATGATGCACTGTGCTGCAAATGCATGTAACACAGTTCCTTTTTGTGTGGCAAGGAAATTTCGATATGCTTCTGCAACTTTATCCTCACCATAATTTATCCAATGATATTTACTGGCACCAAGAAAGGCGTGCTGTCCTTCAAGGTTCGAATGATTGTTGAAGTTCATCCAGTACCTCCTCTTTATTCTCTGGACATATAAATCTTGAAAACGACATCTGATTCATACGGTCCACATAATATTCCTGATTCGGCTGCTTCTTTGCGCCAGCGCTTTTTTTACATTCTAAGGAAGCCCATTTGTCTTTGTGTAGAACCAGCAAATCTGGAATTCCCTGAATGTAGGTCGGATCATTTTTCATCACGATACAACCCGGAAATCTTTCTTTCAGTTCCTTAATCAAATTTGCCTGGAACTTGTTTTCCAACATAAGTAGAACCTCCCTTCAATTTTCTAAAAACTCAAAAGAGAATGTGACATTTAATAAAAATGCCTATTTATCCTCTCTCTTCATAAAAGGGCATGTTTTTTTCGCGCGCAAAAAAGAGCATTAAAAAAAGACAGAGACACGATTAAGCATCTCTGTCCAAATATGTAGTTGTCAGCTGTTATTTCTTAAATACCGGATCAGTATCCAAATCAACCACAACCCACCGGTACACAATGTAAGAATCACATCAAGGATTAACCCAGCTGTGCTACGCTTTTTCTTTCCGCCTTTACTCATCTATTGTTTCTCCTTTCTCAGATTCTATAACTTTTTGATTTTTCTTAAATATCTTTCCTAAACCGCTCTTAGCAGAATCGATAGTTTCAGAAACACTTTCTTTCAAACGTTCCTTCTTTTCTTGCTTCTCAGCGGCCTTCTGCTCTTTAGCCTCCTGTTTAATACGAACGCTATCGTCAAATATTTTTTGGCTCTCCTCGATAACTTCAGCCGTTATGTATCTCAAGCAAACTGTTGTGCCGACTTTCACCTTAGCGCCCTGCTTAGGATTTGAGTCTATGACTTGGGTATCCTCGTAATCACGATACTTTGGATCGGCTTCTTTCATACGAAGCCTACTCTTTGAAACTTTCAAACCACGTTCCGTCAACAATTCTTCAGCCTGTTCCAAATCTATCGGAAACCCCTTACGATATAATTCCGGAATGATAACTTCCGTATCCATTTTCTCAGTTGGCTTATTCTGAGCATTATCTATTGCTTTTTCAACTAAAGGTGTAACCGCAGTAATCAGACCGCCAACAGCTCCGATTGCTCCTATGACACCAGAAATATTCTTATTTGATTTTGTTCCCATACAATCACCCTTTCCATACTCAAGTAGGAATTTAGGGCAAATAAAAAGTGCGCCCCAATTTGAGAGACGCACCGAAAAAGCGCATCTCTTATTGTTGCCACACAATCTCTTCGCCGTTCAAGGGTACGAGTAAAAGAGAATACACTTTTTACCAAAGTTATTCCCTCGAACGCGATTTTTCTTATTAGATTGTGTGGCTCTTATAGTATAGCATGAAGCACACCAAATGGAAAGTGGATTCTGTAGCAAGATCCTATGCCGCAAGCATCTTAGCACGCTTTGCCACGTCATCGTAAATAGCCTTGGTTCCATCCTCCAAATATACAACAATGCTCATGTAATTATACGGACGATAATCTTGAGCTGCTTTGGATAACCGCGGATATACCGATTTGAAATTATTGAAAATATCTTTCCATGTTACTTTACGCTTTACATTCACGGCAAACCTCCTGCTATTGGATATAATGCTCCAAATGGATATCCACAATACATGCCTCCAGCACCTGAGTAGAAATCTCTAAGAATGGTATAACCAGACATCAAATCATCCAAAGATAGATATGGCGGATTATCGACCCACAGCCATCCTTGTGACACGAATATTTCACTCTTCGTCATCACATATGCGCCCTTCGGAATATCTTTATTCGCTCGCAAGTGATGCGGAAAATGTTCACACAACCAATCCTCGACTAATTTCTTGTCATCTGTCATAAAATCACCTCTTTCTTGCTGCTGGTCAAAAACCCACTTTTATTTGCCTATTACTATATATTTTTAAACTTTCTATCATAATAGTTTAGTATTAAAAGTGGGAAAGTGGGCAGAAAGCCCGCAAACCCGCATAAATACTGGGTTTTTACTGGTCAAATCCGGGTTTTTGAAAGTGGGCAAAACCGGGCAAATGGCCAGAAAATTGACCAAAATTCATAAATTTTCTCCAAATCGACACCGATTTTTCAGCTTCGGTCAAAAATATCCTGGCTTTGGTCAAATCCTAAAACCCAAAAGTGGGCAGAAAAATGACCTGCTACTACAAAGATTTTTAACCTAGATTAGTTGAAATCGGTCAAAAATTTCGTCTCTGATAGGGCAAATTACGCTTCACAACAGGCTTATAATTGTACGTAGACATCTTAGAATCCGGCACATGCTTTACAGATTTATGCCTTCGCCTAGTACAAATTTTATGTTCTCTTCCTCAGAAGCATACATTCGTCCGAAGGCATCGCTCAAAGCTTTAGCCAGTTTTTCCATCGGCCCCAAAGCTTTATTCCACGCTTCTGCCAAAGTTTCACACGCTTTCTGTAATTCTTCCATGTCCATCATAAACTCTCCTTTATGTCATAAATACGGTTTAATGATACTTTCGTAATTTTGCCTTCCTTTTGAACCATCGCGTAGTCTCCGCTCCAAAATCCAGTTCCGATCTGCAATAATTCATAAGTATCAGTATTTAATTTACATCTACCGCAATCGTCAACCACGTTGAACATTTCTTGAGTAGCTATACAAGCAGAACAGGTTGAATAAACTGGTCTTACTTTACAGATTTTCATCTCGCCTACCTCCAAACCTTTCCCGTTCTTTTATCCTTCAGCACAACTCGTCCCTCAATATGGAAATCTGCCAATTCACAAAGTGAAAACAGCATATTCAATAACTGATGAAACCTCACATCGTCCTTGTCCTGTTCCTGCTCCACATTCTTGATCGCATTGTAAGCTGTCGGATCGTCATAACCCTCTGCGTTTTTTCTGTCGTCCTTAGCTGTCATCTCTACCTCCCCATCTCATAGAATCGTCCATCCACATTGCAGCATTCATAACAGATAAAACAATATATCCGCCTAAAACAAGAATAGCTGCCAAGATAATAATTCCTAAAATTAAATATTCCATTTACTTACCCTCCACTTCTTCTAATCGCACACCGCCGTATGCCCATAGATCCTCTTTGAGCTTGTCCATATCCAACTCATCGTTTTGCCACTTTTCATAATATTCGAGAACATGCTCTGTAAACTTTGGAATCCGCTTTGCATATGTCTTCGTCCAATAGTGATCCATCAACACTTCAAGCGGCAGAGTAAGCAGAAGGATCATCGCCTGATTGATAGCATCATTCGTAGCCTCCTGCTTAACTCTATCCAGTTCACCAGATATCTTTTCTCGAACCAGGGCATCTAATTGAGCTCTTGTCAGATTGTATGTAGCGGTTTTAGATTTCTGCTCGCGCTTCTGTGCCCTTCTCCTTTCAGCCCGGCTCATATAGCCGCCTCCTTAATTCATAATGCAATTTTCTCTCGATACAAATAATAAAATGCCCAACATCAATGTAAATAAAAAGAACGTTGCATCCCAGTCGATAGGAATTGTCAACGCTCCAAGTACGATAAATATGATTCCGTATATCTTGTTCTTAATTAAGTCCCTTCTCAACATTGTCTTTCTCCTCTTTTGACTTTGCGATGCCAGCTGCCACATCATTCATTTTTATCATAACCCCGGCTTCTTTGAATCGTCCGTATGCTTTGGCTGTAGCACAATGCTCAATACATTTCATAATGCGATCAACTAAAGCGTAAAAGCACATATAGGCGATAAGAAACATGATAATAATCTGAATAACTGTAAAATGCATAAATTTAATCCTCCGTTTTATAACCGAACACATAGATATTGACCGTATCTAAAATGGCCTCATCGTTCTCAATTCCGGTAACCGTCATATCTAAAATCTTGTCAGAAAGGGTCTCGGTGATAAACTCTTTTCTGAGTAAACAAATTTCATCCCCTTCACCCAACACGAGTCGAACATCGTTCCACTTTACAAGCGGTAAAATATCTTTTACTTTAACCATCCTTTTCACTGTTCAATCCTCCGTTTTTCTTTTATAGATATAACCATTGCTACTATTTCTAGCCGCTCCCTGTAATGCGTTAATTGAATTGAGATCTAAACCGGATGAAGACATAATAATCTCAGAATATGGCAGTGTCTCGATCCACTTACAGAAATCACACCACTCATCCAGCTTATGTCCTCGACGGCTCTTATAAATATTTGCCAGAACTTCATAATTCATCATGACATTGCGTGTCTGATTATAGCTGCTCGGGAGAAGCTGAATCATCTGCCACCAAATATCTTTCTTGCTCGGGCACCCTTTAATCTCAAAATCACCTGCGTTATATTCAATATATAATTTTCGATAATCGTTTAATGCCTTTATTGTTTCTTCCAGTAATGCTTTGGTGCGGATATCGAGATGCTCACAACTGAAATCATCCATTGTAAATTCCTTAGCCTGGATTTTATGCATGGTACTACAGCTGTTGGCAACAGTTCCGACTTTGTAAGTATCAAATTCTTTCCACCAATATAACGGTGCTGTGATCCTTACGTACACCGGCGACATTCTCATAAATTTTCTATGGTCTGTACCTGCGTTAGCTAAGCGTTGCATGAGTGAGCGATCATTCTCTCCAAGATCGAACCCTACAATATCGTATCCAGCAGTTTCATACTCACTATCACTCTTCCCCCAGCTGTTCATCGGGTTTCTCATGCCTTCAATAATAAATTTCATCTGTTCCGGACTTGCCAGAACCACATGCTCTAATTTAATCATTCTTATTCTCCTTTCAGAATATCCAGATCCCCACCAATCTGGATTATTATGCTCCTGTGTTCAGCATAGCCCACGGTTTTAATTACTCTTCTTCCTTCTCATAAGGAATCTGGATCACATCTCCACCAGGAACTGTGACCGACTGCATAAGCTGACCGGTTCCCTCATCGAAGTAAATGTTATCCATAGCGTGATCCCACTCTTCAAACTGCTCAGCGATGTTTCTACCCTTTTCCTTTCGCATGTTGATAAGCTCATCATGAACCACACGTCTCCAGGATCTTGCAATCTCCATACGGCTCTGAGCAAGGATATTGTATAGACCGTTCTCGGTAACAAAGTTGACGGAACGTCTCTGGCCTGCTACTACCAAAGGTAGTTTCAGCTTTTCATCCTCCTCACACATTTCGAGCATTCTCCACTCGTTACCGCTACTGTAGCCGATAGCATGACTAATATCTTTTGCCTTGAACAGTGGAGCGTCCAGATCTCCATATACATTAAGGCGCTTTCCTCCAAACGAAATACTTCCGGCAATTTTAATCTCTTTACTCATCTCTGTTTATTCCTTTCTCTTTGTAATTTAACGTCCATAGCTTTTTGTAACTCTTCTGGTGTAATATTAAAAATGGACTTAAGGAATTCCAGGCAAATATAAGCATCCGCCATCTCTTCCAAAAGTCCAATTCTATTATCATACCCACGAATCTGTTTACTGATTGCCTGTGTAAGTTCCGCAAACTCTTCCATGGCAATCGTACACTTTAATTTCCATGGCTGACTCTCAACACTTCTTCTGATAATTCTCCGCCGCTCTTTATCCGACAACTCGATGTTGCTTTTCATGCACTGGATAAATCTATTTCGATCCATCGGTTGCCTCCATCCGAGCTTTAGCAGCTTCCTTTCGCTCCTTGTACTCCGCTTCGTCGATTTCAGCAAAGCCGCTCGGAGCTTCTTTAAAATATCTGTTAATTGCTACCTTGTCCATGGACGGAGTGATTACGTATAGAATTCCGACGGTATCATAATCACCTTTCGCCGGATCTACAAGGAAATCCTCCGTATAAATCTTAAAGGCTCTATCAGCCGGCATATAAGGCATAGTGATCGGATACAGTTCGTCCATAACAGTATCAATCAGTCCACTGTGATATGGAGCATCCGGACAGTTGATGTTCACGCCATGATAGCGATCAACGTCTCTGTACTTAACCGTGCCATCAGCATACACGTACTTAAACAAGGAAGACATGCGTTTGCACTGATAGTTACGCTCTTCTCCCCTCAGACCACTCATGTCAGAAATATCACTCCATACCTCGTCGGTATCCTCAATCGGAAGAAGTGGCTTGTTGTTGATCAGACGGTTCAGAATAGCCTTAGTCAGACCAATACTGAAACCAGAATGACCGTCCTCACACAGAGAGCCAAAAGCCTTCAATGCGCTCTCATAGCAAGCACAACCATAATCCCACTCTCCGTCTTTTCTGTCCGGCTTTTCTCGACGGCAAGCAATGGCGACCTCGTTTTCAGCCCAATGCTCCATGCTTGATTTTTCACGGCAGGAACCGATAGAGCGATTTCTGTCATCTATGTACTCATTTGCAAATATCTTTCTGCAATTTCCACCAAATGCTTCCACGATTTCCGGAAGGTTATCATTTACAGCATCAAAGATCAGTCCGTACTTTTTACACCACTCCACAGCCTCTTTTGTCTGCTCTTCATTTCTGGATGTCCAGAGAATCAGCTTTTCTCCGTTGGCCTGTCTTTTTTTTAGATACTCGATGAGCTCCTCGTTCGGCATACCAATCTCCGGCCACTTGTTCTCGCATAAAGTTCCGTCAAAATCTACTGCAATAATATTCTGTTTCATTTATTTTCTCCTTTCTTAGTGCTACCATGAACCCCATTCAACTGTGCTAAGTAATCACTTTGCTCATCGCAAAATATGATCTCATCTGGCTGGACTCTCTTCACGCAATCAGCGAACTCTACAATACCAAATACTTGCGAGCCGATCTCAGTAGGTATAAGCCTTAATTCATCTATTATTGGACGTGTATACTGCTCTTCCCATAAATGAAAAATCCCGTATTTGCCATTCACTTTACAAAGTCGAGTTTCGTGTTTAATCTCGATTTCTGCATTCACCACAGTTTCGTTTCCTTTCATGATTTGTCTTTAATAATCCCGATAAATTCCACTCGCTCTTCTGCCAGACTTACGAAATACCTTTTTCCCTTATAATCGACGATGTCGCCCTCGTACTTATAGTTCTTGTCCGGCTCCGAAGCATACGCTAAGATGTTTATTTTTGTCGTTCTATTCATAGCTCCTCCAAATATTAAGCTCCAGGTTGCATGGCTGATTGATCCGTATACTGCAATGCCTGAAGTTTTTTCTTCATATTGTCTAAAATATACTCGACTGTGATTTTCGTTGTCTGCGCCAGTTTTATATACTTAGAATGTTCCTCGTACCACTTGAATATCTCATAGAGATTTCCACTCTGCCAACTGAATGACCACCAATCGCAAATCATCTCGATGATGTAATCGTATGGCATTTCCAAAACGGTCTCCAGTTCGCCATCTTCCATATCATCATGAATGAGAATCCAGTGCTGCCAATGATGAGGATTTCTGTGAATATGAAGTAACCATGCTCGCTGATATCGCTGTACAACCTCATAAGAGCGATTATTTCCATAGAAATATGCATCGTATGCCTCATACTCATCCGGTTCGTTTTTAGACTGATCATGAGCAAATTCTGTATTCCACCCGGCAGTTAGGGTGTTTGTCATAAGTCCCGGTAAATTTTCAGAAAGCCAGTCGAACCCCCTTTTCACATTAGCTCGATGCCTAGCTAAATATTGATCGTATTGAAAACTCACTTTTGACCCTCCTTCTTTTTCTTTGTTACCAGCTTTTCATAAAGTTCTCTCGCTTCATCTCCCTGGAAAGCATTGATAATCTCGACAGACTGATTCATTCGTTTTCTTCCTACAACCATTACTCCAGTGTCATTTTTGTTTGAAAAATCAACACTAACTAAAATACTATCTACCATTTTCAGCCTCCTTCCAGTAAATAGGTTTATCCGAATTTGCGTTCATCGGTTCTGCCAAACAGTCATTACAAGGATCAAATTTTTCTTCGAGATCCTTATGTTCGCAGGTTTTGCAATAGGTTTTGAAATCAACCTCTTTGTAAATATTTTCCATTGGACACCTCACATGTAATATCTTAACAAAATTGCATATAATCTTTGTTGATAGTCACACTCTATTAGCAGACTGTAAAAATCTTCCGCAGACATACTTTTCAACTTGATAGATAAAATTTTTAAAAATATCCACAGATTATAAATCATTGTCTCCACTTAACAAACCTCGTTTCATTAAATGTTTTCTTGTCCTTCAATGCTTTACTGATGGCAAGATCAATACCAGACCTGGATTTCAAATGGTAGTAATACAGATCCGTATATGGTGTATTCATCCTGTCTATTCGACCAGCAGACTGTGCCATGATCTTATACGAATAATTCTGAGAATAGAATATAATCGTGTCCGTCGTAATACAGTTCCATCCTTCAGCCCCGGCATTGTACTGAACTAAATATACCCATGTATCGCTAGTCGGCACTGGCTGATGTTTGTGGCCGTTCCACTCTCCAACTTCGTATCCAGAAAATATCTCTTTCAGAAGTTCAAGCTCGTAATCAAAATTGTAGAATATAATCGCTTTCGGATGCTTCTCCACAATTTCGAGTAAAGCTATTTGTCTGGACTGATCTGTATTTACAATTTTTCTCCACACATAGCACAGACCGGCAGCATTGATAATTGGTTCTTTTTTAAACGGGTCCCATCTGGTTTTTCCGACATCTTTATACATTTCGATATTGTACTTGACATAAATATCCTCATGGTGCGAAACTGTCTGGCGCTTAAAATCCATATTCACCAAGATTTTATTTCGCAATCGAATCAATCTACCAGTATTCAAATATCGGTCAACTTTAGGAAATTTGCTGAATCGACTATAGACTATATGCTCTCTTGTAAATTCGCTTCGGTTTTTATAAAATCCGTTAGCCACAAACACCGGAATATAATCCTGCCACGTATCACCAGGAGTTGCGGATAGTAATATCCACTCATTTACCTTGGCGATTTTCAAGAATGCTTTAACCCATGTTCCAGCGCCTATGACACGCTGCTCATCGAAGATAAAGAAAGCATCTTTAACATCCGCATACTTCTTGATGTTGTTCCAGGAATCAATCACAACCTTATTGGTATACAAATTCTCTTCTTTATCCGTTGATAATAGAAACGGTGAGAGTTCTTCTTCCCATTCAAATGTATCCCGTTTTCTGGCAGTTGTGATTATGTACAAATCCTTAATGTTCACATCATCCATAGGAACATACTCATCCGTTCCAAGTTCTCCACCGTTTCGAACATAATAGTAGGCCAGCGAAGTTCTGGATTTTCCACTACCAACACCGCCACAAAGTATGCAGCCGTTTCGCATTTGCCGTACAGCATCTTCCTGATAGTCCCGTAATTCTACGCCAGCCATTACACGCCTTTCGTGACGAATCCATCTTCTACCTCGACTTCGTAGCCATCACCATCCAGATCTGCTTTTGGACCATACAAGAGCATACAGGTTGTTATGGTTTCATCGCTCTGATTCTCTGAATGATAGAACTTATATAGGCAGTCCAGCACTTTTTTAGTGATAGATAATTTACGGCAATCGTATACAGCTTTGCTTACATCCGAAATCCCAAGGATTTTAGCAACGTTGTCATAAAGCTCGCTGATGCCGCACGTACACTGCTCTTTTGGAATAGAATATCTTTTCTTCATTCATCATCACCCTTTCCAAATAACTTGTTAATCCGACGGAGCATTCTTCTTGTACTCCATACATCTGAGAAATACATAGGTGTATACCAATATTTTTCAGATGAATCGTCCGTAGACATTGGGTCAGTTATTGAGTTACCTATTTTTATAAATCCAGCCAATCCAAGAAGCGAGATTTGGATATAACACATCAGACCAACAATCCCATCAACATCTTGTGCAACTACTAAAATATGATTCTGGTAGTTCTTCGGTGGATCGCAATGGTCAAGCTGCTTTCGTATCACATGCACACCAGCAATCAAAGTTGCTCCAGCACCGCAGCATGGATCGTTAATCGAAATATAACCATACTGCTCTATTTTTTCTAAAGCATTAGTCGCTGCCACTTCAGCCATAAGTTCACACACATGATATGGCGTGAAGAATTGGCCGGCCGAACGATTTCCAAGATCCAACCGCATAAACATTTTCCCGAGAAAATCCTGCTCCTGGTTCTGATCCAGTGCCATAGTTGTGTACGCTGCTAATTCTGGAAATATAGCTTGCTCTTCTTTTGAATACTGACGAATAATTTTAAGATATCGCTTCTCTCTTTGGTCGTAGTTTTCTTGGTCTAAAACATTCGAGATTGAACACGCATGAAGTAAAATATAATCTCTCCACACATCCCATGCTCGATGTCTGTATGTAAGTTTCTGAAAAGATTTTAAGAATTTATTCTCCCAGTCAATTTTCGATTCAGATTTCATAGTTACTTCCGGTGGTTTCTCATCCTTCTTTTTCGTTTCACCGAAAGTTGGTTGCCACTTAGGTGGCGGTTCTTTTGCTTTGAATGCATTAGGTACCGTAGTCTTGATCTGCGGTTTCGACTTCGGTTTTTTCTTATTCCAAAACATAATTTTTCTCCTTTCATAAAGTAAGAGTGCCGGCTTTGACACCGACACCCTCAAAATATGATTTATGCGAACGGCGGCTCCTCTTCACCCGCATATTTCTCAGCAAACACATCCTCTTCAATCGTGACATACATGGTCTTCAGATATGCCTTGATACCGGATTTTTCGTTTACTTCCCACTTTGACGGGCTGATGACCAGATCAACATTTCTGATCTCAGCATAGTCAAGAGAAGATACAGACTCCTCATCCAGCTTTGTTTTAGCTCTTCTGGTAACCATATATACATTCGGCGGAATATTATCGAACCGAACAGCTACCTGAATATAGTGAAGAGGTTCTTCATCTTCATCTCTCGGTGGAAGGATTCTTACATTCCATCCGTCTTCGCCGAGCTTCTGTGCCTGGTCTGCATCCGGGATCACAACACAGAAATTACGGTTACCAGCTCTGTTGTACTTAGTCTCCTCTCCTCTGAAATTTCTGAACATAATACGAGCATTTTCAATAATCAGCTCATTTACATTTGCTCTTGCCATGATTAAATTCTCCTTTATTTTTTTTTAATTTTCCGGTGGATTCATTGCGTGCTTCATCACAATATCTGAAATATCATAATCAAGGTCACAGTCCATATGGAAGTTATCTTTGTTGAAATGCTGACAGTCGAAGCATGTCCGATATTTATCCTCTCCGCACGGCATCGCCCATGGAACAACACAATCAACATCAGCGTCATTTGCACCAAGCTCTGGAATATACGGATCATCAGACACGAACCACTCGAAGTCACCGTACTGCGAAATAGTTTTTACAGCCTCGTCAACCAGCTTGTCGTAATAGGATCGGTCAATGCCATCTTCTTTACCAAGTTCTTTGACCATCTCTGATTCCATCCAGCGATAACCTTTAGAACCGGTTGCCGCATAATAACGACCATCCTTTTCTCTCATCAGAAGTCCAGCACCATATCCATCTTTCATCGGACAGAACTGACCAACCTTTCCAATAAAGTGATAGTCGTGTCCTTTTTCGATCAATGGTGTAAGCTTCTGACATGTTGTTTCAAAAGTTGTGTCGGATAAGAGTCCTTTCTTATAGTCGCTCTCTGCCTTACTGAATTCTTTTTCTTCCTTGCTGACATCTGGTAACTCCTCATTCAGATCCAAATATAACGAGCTGCTCACAGATTTGGTCTCGCACATATCTTCAAATGCGATTTCTTCTCTGCTAAACAGCTTCTTAAATACATATGGAATCTGGAACTGAGTACCTGTCGCAGTCCATTTTCCGCCTTTCTTTTTGTTGTCTTCAGGTATGTAACCATACATCTTCTGGCATTCTTCTGCTGATTTGTACTTTGCGATATATACGGCATCGTTGACCAAACACATACGATCGTATGTAGCCTCGTGTTCAAATGTGTATCCATATCTCTCGCCAAAATCCATAACAAACTGAATAATCTCCGGCGTTGCATCCGGGATCTTAATAGAGTCTGTCTTAATATGAGCAACCTGGAATCCACGCTTCAGAACCTCGTTCTTAAGATCGATCATGAATAATGCTCCACGTTTTGCAACGATGTTATCGATGTTTCTTGGATCACGGAACGGATTATCAAAGGACGCAGATGTAAGACCATACACTGAATTGATAGCCGTCTTAAGTGCGTTAGCGAGATCCTTTGATGTCATTTCACCGTCGATAACTCTCTGAATATACGGAGTAAGCTTGCCATCCAGCATGGTATTAACAATATTCCAAGCCTCATGCTTAATGCTTACACGGCCCTCAACAATATCGCGGAACGCCTTCGTAAATCTCGGTCCAAACAGGACCTCAGCAATAGCACTATGCGGATGCATTGATGAAATATCCAGAAGTGCTGCATTTCCATACATTCCAGGAACGCCCTGAGCAAATCCGCCCTCGCCCACTTCTTCTCCACGATATGTGGATTTTCCATGGTCAAATACATACCCAGGAAAATATGGAAGAATGCTGTGAGCTTCGAATGGAACCTCATCCTTATCATTGTACTTCCAACCATAGTGAGGTTCTTCCATCATCTTAGGGCAGGCTTCCTTAAGGAAGTCCATACTCTCTTTATCCAGCGACTCTACCGGCTCTGCCAGATTTCTGTAATGGAATTCTGACTGTGGTTTCCGGTTGGTTCCAAATATAATTCTGGTTGTAAGAGAGTTTGTAGTATCATTAACAGTCATCTCTGCTAAATCTGCCAGAATCTGTCGTGCTGTCCAGTCAGCCTCAAGATAATTAAAGGCCGCCTCAGTAGCAATAACATCGTTATCACAATACTCAGCGACCTTAATCCAAAGCTCTTCCGGAACCGGTTGATCCCATGGAAGACCAAGCTCCTGGTGATACGTTCCAGCTTTGATGATTCTTATTTTTTCATCGGAGAATCCTTTTTTCTTGAGATCGTCATCGGTAAGGTTTCCCATCTCGATTTCCAATTTCTTAAGACTCTTCTTATTACCAGCCGAAGCGAAATCGTACACATCCGTATAGGATACGTTATATGCCTCTCCAAAGAAACAGTTTGGACTTCCGTTAATGATTTTCTGCGAAAGGTTATAGAGCTGTTCATTTGTATAACCCATTAACCTTGCATACAGAATATGGTTATCATATCTCCGACAGTTGAAGCCAACCAGTCTGAACCGCATCAGCTCCTCGATCTCACTCGGAGACGGGTTAATCATTCTTACAACAGGCTTTCCCTCGCCCTCGATTTTCCAGTTTACAAGGAATAAGTTTGGAAAAACCTCAATATCATAGAATACCAGCTTTGCGTCATCATTTTTAACCGCTGTGGACGGATCTGCGGATTTAAACTGCATTTTGTTGACCAACTTAATACAGTAATCTGCCTGATGAGTGCTATTCGCTGCAAATGCTAATACTGCATTGCGCATGTCTGTAACGTCGTACTTCAAATCGCTTCCATACGCATCTTCCAGTATCTTGTAGATAAAATCGATACTGGGCTTAGTTCCCGGATGTATCTCTTTATTAAGATTCCGTTTAATCAGTGTTCTAAGCCCTTTCTCGCTCTTAATCGCTTCAAAATTTACCATTTTTTGTTCTCCTTTCAGCGGTAAACCGGAGCTAATTGTTGCGATAGGCAAATGGTTACACTTTGACAGCATACGCCGCAAAGAGCTTTTGCCCGTGAACACCTTAACTTCAACATGGTCGTCATACACTCTGCTAAGCTGTGTCGGATCGCCAGTATAAATATAATGAAGATGTATACCTTGTCCAGATTTACTAAGCTCAGCATAGGTCGGCGGCCACTTACTTGCTTCTGCTAAATTCTTTTCGAATGACTTGTTTCCAGATTCGTCTGGAATGTCAAAGTCGATCACAATATGATTCTCTGGAACTTTCACATAATGAAGTTTTTTCGTATCAATTCCAGATAATTTCGTGCGAACAGAATCCCATTTTTTCTGAGGTGTTTCGTTTTCCGAAGCATACTGCGCGGGGCATTCCGAACACACATCATCAAATATAGATTCAGTGCTATCGAATTGGATCAGTGTCGGTTTGACTACTTCCGGCTTTTCCTCTACAGTCTCCTCTTCAAATTTTTCTGTTCTGAACCCAATGTAATAACTTCTAACACGGGTTCCATCATCCAGATTGAACCGTTCCTGAAAATCATGAAAATAGTTTTTAAGTTCCTCTTTAAATACCCTCTGCGAGAACGGGAATCCAACCTTGGCATCGTCACAGTAAGTTTTGTACATCTCCCATGCAGCTTTCAGAGTTGTCCCGTTTTCTTTCTTAAATACATGGTACGAATCGATGATAAAGTTGTAAAAATCATTAGATGCTCCAAGCATCGTGATCGGAATATAATCGTCATAACGACCGGGATTGCTCAAATATACTTCCTGGCAATGATAAGCGATAGCTCCCAACTCGAATTCTACCTGCTTCACAATCGTTTTGTACTCTTTTGGATTCAGCTTATTTCCAGACGGCGATACATCGATCAGTCTTCGAATCAGACCAGACTTCGCATCTGTAATCTTGACCGGCTTATTCGTTCCCATAAACAGGAAACATTTGAACCGGTTTGAGTATGTGGATTTGAATTTTTCATTCACAGTCATCAACTCATGAGATACTAAACTGTTTAATCTAGTGTTGTCCTCAATTCTCGACAAATCGCCATCGTGCTGAATAGCAACCAGAGGGTTTGTTTTAAATGCTTCCAATGCAAATGAATTGCTGGAAGATCCAAGTGCTTTTGCGTCAAATACAGAATAGTATCCGTCGAAAAGCTGCTGAATAATGTTAAGAACTGTGGATTTACCGGTTCCAGCAGCTCCGTATAAAACCATAAATTTTTGCAGTTTTTTGGATTCTCCAGATACGATTGACCCTATAGCCCACTCGATTTTTGTCCGCTCTTCTTCCGAATATAAAGTGGATATCAATTTCTCATAGGCAGACAAATCGCCAGCTTCAAGCGGATAATTCAACTTTTTGCTGGCGTAGTCTTTTTTATTAGTTTCTGTATTGGAAAATATAAGTTTGTCGTCCAACGTATGAAAGCTATCCCTCATCTGCTTCTGACAATACTTATGCCATGAGTCGATCATACCCGACTCGGCATCCCACATATGCAGGACTTTAATATCGGAGTTAAAACGCTGGCGGTTCTCCTCAGCATATCTATCCAGTTCGCGGTCAATGAGCTGCAAGGCATCTTGCTCGTCCGTAGACCATAAACCACGCTCCTCAATCCAGATAGCATAGAAATCACCACCTCGAATCATTAGATCAGTGCTTTTTTTAATAATGAACTTTGGATAGATTTCTATTACTCCACGTTTCGTTGAACGTGTTGAAATCACCATAAAGTCGATCATTGCATTTTTTACTCTCCTTCCGGACGCTTAAGTTCCTCGATTTCTTTTTCCAGCTTTCTAATGCGCAGTGCCTGGTCTTTCTGTTCGATCTTCATAACAACCAGGTTCGCAGTTGTCAGAGCAGCAAAGATTGTAAGCTGCTTATTAAAACTCCGCTGCTTACTGACTGCTCTTGTGATAACATCCAGTCTTTTCTCCGATGACCGCAAGCTGCTGAAAATATAAGTAAGCATTTCACCCATTATTTCTTACCTCCTCTTAATCCATTCATGAAGCTCTCAACGGTCTCAAATCGCCAATTTCCTTCATTGTTGAATGTAAATATAAATTCCTGATGGTTCTTCTGACGGATGCGAATACTGTTATTTCCGTTCTGAAACCAGGTCTCCACCTTATCCCCAGCGTACTGAGGAAAATATAACTCGAACCACTTGTATACTTCACTATGGCTCATAACGCCCTCCTATCTGATATTGTCAAGATACCAGTTGGCCTGATACCAAATCTCAATATCTCTCATATCATATCTGCAATGCTCGATTGTGAATAAACCACCCTTGCCATCCCGTTCGTAGTCACGATTCAGGAATCGCCGAATAACATCGATGGCATGAGCCTTGTCAAATTTGGAATCATCCATAGAACCTAAGCCAAGACTTACGATCATATCCCAAAACCACTGACCGGTTCGATTACCGATGTCCGGATCATCCATGATGTGCTCTTCTAAGCGTATAGCAAGAGCAATAATCATTTCTAAAACACTGCACGGACGATTATCCAAATAACTTGCAATCATACTATCACGGTATCCCTGCTCGTTTCCGAATCTGTATCGAAGATCGATTCCATCGTCATAGCGGTTGCTATCAAGCGCAATCGTGTATGTGAAATCCGTATCATGAAGCAAATATAAAAGCTTACGATACGATAAACCTCGTGAATACTCATCGTCACATACGAGCTGGTACATCCAGTCAAAGTATGCATTGTTCAGCTCATCCCGTGTCATCATACCTCCATCTGATGCGGCATATCTTCAGCCACTTCGGAATAGGTTCTCTGATCAAGGAGAATCTCATAATCACATTTTCTTGCGTCATTACGGACAAAGACGGAGTCGTCCTCATACTCTCCAAAATGATTCAAAGAATCAATTCCAACAGTGTCTTCCACATCCTCGATTACTTCATCATTTTCGTCAGCCAGCACACCGTCCGCATAGTAGGTAAGGCTGATCTGCTCATATTTTTCATCGTCGCCAAACTGCTCCGGCGGAATCACATACGGACCAGCTTCAGAAACAGGCTTTTCTTCCTCATCGGACCCGAAATCAGAATATCTTGTGTATCCTTCTTTTTCCAACCGTCTCGCATACTCTTTAAGATCTGGTTTTTCTTTATCAGAATCTTTAATGCCTTCAGCAACAGTCTTCTTTACAGACTGATCTTTTAACTCCTGCTCACGTCTTAAGAAAACCTCTTTTACAGAGTCTATTTCTTCCTGAGCGAGCGCTTCGTATTTATCCTTAAGCAGATACCATGTCACTGCTGAACCAGTCGCAGCGCCGATGATAAATCCCAAAGAAAGCAGAGCTTTATTACTCATCTTCATCCTCCTCGTTCTGAATAGTCATAACAGTGAGAGCAAGCCCACCAAAAAGTAAAGAGGCACTCAACAGAATGCCTCCTGTGATATGTCTTTTTCTTTTAGTATCCAGTATGTAATCCATCA